TACTGGCGCAAAATCCTTGACTCATTAAACGAGCTGCGTAATAACGGCATGGCATCTATATTATTAGCGCACTGCGAGATCAAGCGCTTTGACAGCCCAGAAGTTGAGCCATACGAGCGTTATCAACCCAAGCTGCAAGCAAGATCAAGCGCACTGGTGCAGGAATGGTGCGATATGGTTTTATTTTGTAATTTCAAAACAATCGTTAAATCTAGTGACGTAGGATTTAACAACAGGGTCGCACGAGGTATCAGCACTGGCGAGCGATTGCTCTACACGACTGAGCGCCCTGCTTACCTTGCAAAGAATCGGTATTCACTTCCAGACAGCCTGCCATTAGATTGGTCGGCACTGGCTGAGGCGATGACCGGTAACACGAAGTAACTATCAATCTACCAACCTAAAGGAAATATCATGGCTTTATTAAATTTTGATGCAACCCAAGTAGAACCACAACAATCATTTGATGCTGTGCCACCAGGCAAATACGAGGCAATCATCATTGACAGCGAGATGAAGCAGACCAAAGCAGGCACTGGCGAGTATTTGCAATTAACTTTTGAGATTGTTGGACCATCGCACTCTGGTCGGAAAGTGTGGTCGCGCTTGAACCTAAGCAATCCTAATCGGACAGCAGAGGAGATTGCACAGCGCGAGCTGTCAGCCATCTGTATGGTCTGCGGTATTGGTCAGATTCAAGACAGCGAAGAATTGCACGACATACCGTTAATCATTGATGTGGCAGTCGAGAACAACCAAAACTCTGGCAGCCAAAACAACCGGATTAAAGGATACCAGGCAGCCAAAGGAGAAGGCATCAAGACTGCACCCGCCGCTAATGTAGCAGCCGCTAAAGCTGCCGCATTTACCGGTGGCGCATCTAACGTAAAAAAGCCTTGGGGTAAATAATCATGGCAGAGCTACCAGATAGTCAACATCTGACTAGCTCTGCTATTTTCTCTCAATATGAGAAAGTAGCAGACTTCAGCGGCAGACCGCACATGGGCGCATCCGAGCTTGGATACGAATGCGACCGGTATTTGTGGCTGTCATTTCGGTGGGCAAAGGACAATAAGTTTAATGGTCGAATGCTTCGTCTATTTCAAACCGGCCAACTGCAAGAACAACGTTTGGTTGATGATTTGCGGTCAATTGGTATCGAAGTATCAGACAAGGATGACAACGGCAACCAACACAGATTTAGCGCCATTGGTGGCCACTTTGGTGGCAGCATGGATGGCGCAGGTGTAGGATTTCCAGAAGCACCAAAGACCTGGCATGTGTTGGAATTTAAGACTAGTAATGCCAAAGGATTTAATGCTCTGGTCAAAAAAGGCGTAAAGGATTCCAAGCCGCAACACTGGACACAGATGCAATTGTATATGGGCTGGGCTGAATTGACCAGAGCCATGTATATAGTGGTCAATAAAGACACCGATGACATTTACAACGAGCGCATAGAATTTGACCAAGCAGCATTTGACAAGATGATTGCCAGAGCCGAGAAAATCATACGCGCACCTGAGCCTGCTATAACGATTGGCGAAAATGCTGATTGCTTTACCTGCAAATTCTGCCGGTTTAGAGATCAGTGCTACCACCAAGAAGCGCCTAAAGTCTCGTGCCGCACATGCGCCCATAGCACACCAGAGATGGATGGCAATGCTCGGTGGAGTTGCGATCGCCACCACAAAGATTTAACCGTGGATGAGCAACGAGCAGCCTGCGCTGACCACCGGCACATACCTGATCTGCTTAAAAATTGGTCTGAGGTTAAAGACTTGTCAGATAATTACACACTGCATTATATTAATAAGATAACCAATGCTGAGTTTAATCAGCCAGGGTATACATCTACAGACATCACAGAATGCCAGAGTAAAGAGATGATTGGCAATCCCGTAGTCACAGAGTTAATTAGTGACATGGGTGGCGAGATCATTAATACTAACAATCCATTTTCTGATATGTCAGATGACTTGCCGTGGATCACACCAGTAGTTGACCGAAAGAAAAAGAATGCAAAAGCCAAACCCAAATGAGAATGGAGATTACAGTATGAACGGTATCAGGTTTTGTAGTAATTGCATGACCACTAAAAATACAATTGGTGGTAGCTACAAAATAATTAATGGTGGTAAAGCCCGCAGGTGGAGATGTGTAGACTGCACCAAAATAGTTAAAGAACGTGATGGCAGGATTTAATTACAAAAGGAAACGAGCGATGGAAAATCAAAAACAAGAGCAAGAATTTTTAGCTGACCAAGAAAGCCGATTTATTTGGACCGCCGGTGCAGATGTGCAGAAAGTTTGGCGTAAACATGGCTGGCAGCCGCCGAGTGAATACCGCAAGGATTTCTTATTTCCTAAAAATAGGGGTCAGAGCAATGACAGTTAGCCTGACATTAGCCGTTAAACGACATTTATTAAATCATCAAAAGATTGAGGATATTAATATTTATCACATTAGCCAATTGCCCAAACTGCCACTTAGAGGTGCATTTCTACTACAAGATCATTGGTATGCAGCAGGCAAGTCTCACAAAGAATTAAAGGATATGCTAGATGACCAGAGATGAAGCATGGCAACGATTCTGCGAGGAGAAAATGCCACAACGTAGAGATTACGTATTCCCGCGAGAAGGCGCATTTTGGGATTGCTGGGTAATGGCATGGCGGGCAGCGTATTTAGAAGGTTTAAAAACGGTAGCTAAAGACAAGGAATATTTAAATGACTAAGACACCAATGCAGTGGGCAATTGAACGTGGCATAGATGCAGCCGAAGAAATAATGATTGATTACCTGCTACTCAAGGTTCAACAGAAAGATTGGCATGGCGTATCAGACGCAGCTAATGACTTGCGAGAGATGAACGTACGAAAGGAGAAGAATACATGACTGACGCACAGTATTTAAACATAGCCATTATTATGATTCTATGTATTGTGGCAGGAATATTTGCAGGCATTGACATTGCCAATGGCAAGAAAAACAAACCTAAATACAATGATGAGGATAAATAATGAACCTAGACCTATTCTACGTGTGGCTGACAACTACCTGCATTGCGCTCAGTCTTGGCTTTGCCTGGGGCTTTGACGTAGGTATTAAGCAACCATAGTGGTGGCTTTAGCCTCAACGTCAGCAACCCTTTTTAACCATCCTTTGCCGTATACAGAGAACGTGGGCAATGACTTGTAAAAGTCCTCTTTAGCTTTGCTAAATTTAGGCAATAAGTTTAGCGGTGACACAGAGTTAATTGCTCGCATGGTGGCTGGCCCCATTGCGCCATCGGCTACCGCACCTACAGCCTTTTGAAGTAACTTTACAGATGCCCTAGTCCCAGCATTAATCGCAAAATCAAACGCCGCGTAGTCAGTTCCGGCAGGTAATTGATCCCCACAGACTGCATCCCAATAGTTTTTTTTATACAATGGTTTAACGTCATTCTTGTCGAGCGCTTTCATGTCATCTTGCGTGACTTTCTTGCCGATGTGTGCCTCCCAATTTGCTTGGGTGCATCCCCACATTGTGCAGCCTTTACGCCCATCTGGCAGCTTGTTACCAGGGTCGCGCTCGTCATTAGTAAAACCGCCTTCGTGAGCGATAACTAGATCAAATGCTTTATCCCAGTTTTCTTTCATTTTGCTGCCCTTTCATCTTTAGCTTGCGATCCAGAACTGCTACCAAAATAAAAGCTCAAAACCAACATTAACGCGCCATCCAATGTGCCAAGCACACGAGCAATTAATTCTCGCATTGATGATTCAATTACGTGAGTCAATAGAAAGTATTGCACTAAACCCCATGCTACAGTCACCAAAACAGCCAGCAGAGGCGGCACTAACGACCTGGTAGCTACCTGCATATCACGAGCAGACTTGCGATCCTCTGTAGCCAATTTAGCAAAGTCTAGCCCTAATTCTTGTGCGCGAGATTTAAGTGCAATTTCAGCAGTTTTAATGGATGCAATTTGATCGGCATTAAGTTTGCCTTCTGCCAATGTGTCTTTAACGTCTTTGGAATCAATCCCAATGGCAGCGCTGACAGCCTCGATAGCCATACCTGCCAATGGACCGCCTAATGCTGTGGCAATGGTAGGCGCTATTGTTTTTAACCAATCCATTATTTCCCCTCTAAAAATTCATCCAGTAAAGCTCGAAATTCTAAACTATCTGCAGTACCTAAAACTGCCGCTTCATTTTCTTTAATCAACATTAACTGAGACTTGTTACATCCCGCACCGTTTTTTCTAAGCCAATCTAATGTAAGCCTGTATCTTTGTTCTGGATTGTGCGTAGCCAGTGCCATATATTTAAAAGTTGCTAAACTACACTT